TAACTTGTGTCAGACCTATGCCGACCTTCTCGGTCCCGGGGATGATTGATCATTTTTAAGAGAGGTGTTCTATGTCTTGGATGGCTGCAGCTCTTCCTTTCGTTGGTCCCACCATGGCTTCTGGCGCAAATTATTTTGCGCAGAGAGATACGAATAATACTAATTTAGACATTTCTCGCGCTAATAATGCGTTGACTCTTGAGATGTCTAATACTGCTTATCAGCGCGCTGTCGGTGATATGCGCGCTGCTGGTCTTAACCCAATGTTGGCTTACTCTCAAGGCGGCGCTGGTACTCCTTCTCTTAATACTCCTACTGTGCAAAACGAGTTAGGCTCTATAGTTTCTTCTGCTCAAGAGTTTCGTCGTATGAATGCTGAAATTGCTAATCTTAAAGAAACTAACGAATTAACTAAAGCTGCTAAATTTAAAGCTCTTGCTGATGCTGAGTTATCTCGTACGAATGCTAAAAATGTTAAACAAAATACTGATATTAATGAATTAAGCATTCCTGGTTTGAAAAATAAATCAGATATTGACAAGTCTAAGTTCGGAAAGTTTTTGTCTTGGATTGATCGTGGTGCTGAGACAATTGGTAAAGCAACTTCTGCTGCCAAGCCCACTGGTATTTTTAAACAAAATCCTTATTACCAATATCAACAATATCAACATTAATTAATTAATTATATGTCTAAAAATAGTTCGTTATTTTCTAAAAATTATCAACCTGTTCACGTTCGTGCTAGAAAGCGCGTGACACTTGATTTTAATTCTGATATACTACCCTCCATGACTGAGCAACATCATGAACCTAACGTTAACTTAAATAAGTTATATGCAAAGTATATGTCTAAAGGACTTCCTAGTCCAAATCTTAGAACTGATGGATCAAATCTTATTTCTGACGGTTTTGATTTTATGACGACTCAACTCAATATTATTGAAGCTAAAGAGCGTTTTGAACTTTTTTCGAATCACTTTAATGATCTTCCTTCAAATGTTCGTCGACAATTTAACAACAAGCCAGAGGATTGGTTAAATCATTTGTTACAGCCAGGCTCTATTGATGAAGCGATTAAACAAGGTCATATTTCGTTTACTCCTCTTTCTGAGTCTATTTCTGCTGAGAAAGCGCCGCAGGCTCAAAAGGGCGCAAAATCGCGCGAGAGCGCGAGCGCCGCGGGGTCGAACCCCCTAAAGGGGGGTGAGGAACAGGGGGCGTAGCCCCCTGAAGCACCATTACTCACTTGATGTAATGGTGCTGACTGACACCATCGGGGTTTACCCCGATTGGGGTCTGTCAGAAAAAAAAATGAACCCCGTGCAGAAACAAAAATCTGGCTCAATGCCGAAAAAACAAAAACAAAAACAAACACTTAAAGCATAAAAACAAAACAATCAACAAATGGAAAAATATGCGTAAAAGAAAAAAAATCTCACCAAAAAAATCAAAAAAACTCTTCACCAAGACTGCACGCAAGGTTCACAAAAAAAACGTATCGCCGCGCCCGATGCGGGGCGGCATACGACTCTAAAAAAAAACCCCGGAGCGCCAACTCCGGGGAACTTCAACAAACTGCAACAAAGGACTATGCAATGCCTTGTTACACTCCTATCTCGGCCTATAGAGGCCAATCTGTCAATCCAAAAACTGGAAAAAGGGCACTCGTGTTCTCGATGCCCCAGGGTTACCACGATCTACCCGTCCAGCTCCCCTGCGGCCGCTGTGTCGGCTGCCGCCTAGAGCGCTCTCGTCAGTGGGCTATCCGCTGTATGCACGAAGCCTCTCTTCACGAAAATTCTGTTTTCGTAACTCTCACTTACTCCGAAGAATCACTTGAAAAACTTGGAAACTCTGTTCTTCGGGAACTCCGCCATGATGACTTCCAGAAATTCATGAAAAGGCTCCGTAAGAAATTTGGAGCCAATATTCGTTATTACATGTGCGGAGAATACGGCGAAAAATTCGGCCGTCCTCACTTCCACGCCGCAATATTTGGAATCAAATTTAGCGATAAAAAGCTATTCAAACGGCGCCGTGGAAATAATCTCTACACTTCAGAAATCTTAACTAAAGTTTGGTCCCATGGTCATGCATCATTTGGAAACGTGACTTTCAATTCTGCTGCTTACATAGCTCGCTATGTAATGAAAAAAGTAATGGGCCCTTCTGCTGAAGATCACTATGAGCGCATCGATGAGTACGGTGAGTACGTGAAGATCGCTCCTGAGTACCAGCAATCCTCTCGCCGGCCCGGCCTTGGCCGGCGCTGGCTCGAAAAACACATGAGTGACGTTTACCCTAAAGACTACTTTCACATCAACGGCACGAGGATGCGTCCTCCTAAGTACTACGACTTTCAATACGAGATTGCGTCCCCTGATGAAATGCGCAAGATTAAAGCTGATAGAAGATTTAAATCTTCTATAAACAAGGAAGATAATACTCGCGAGCGCCTCGACGATCGTTGGTATATCGCCGAAAAAAAACTGCAACTCTTATCAAGGGACATAGATAATGAAACTTAAAGCATTCGCTGTTCGTGACTCCAAGATCGATTCCTTCATGAAGCCCTTCTTCGCTCAGACGACTAAGGAAGCTCTCCGTATTTGGGAAGATTCTGTTAATTCCCAGGACACCGGCTTCTTCCGTCATCCTGACGACTAGTCGCTATTTGAATTAGGAACCTTCGACATGGAATCCGGTCAGATGGAACCTCTTCTTCAGCCCACGTCGCTTGGGCTTGCCTCTGAATTCATTAAGACCCAAACTGTAACTAACCTTCAACAAGTAGCTCAATAAAAAGGATTTATATGAAGCACCAGCCGTCGACGATGTCTCACAACTTTTCGCAAGTACCTCACGCTAACGTTCGTAGATCCTCGTTCGACCGCTCGCGCTCATATAAAACTACCTTCAATTCTGGCTACTTAATTCCTTGGATGGTGGACGAGATTCTTCCTGGTGATACCTTCAAGATCTCGCCCACCTTCTTTGCTCGCCTCGCTACCCCCATCAAGCCTGTCATGGACAACCTTTGGCTTGATTGGATGGTATTCTTCGTTCCTAACCGCCTTGTGTGGGACAATTGGCAAAAGCAGATGGGAGAGCAAAGAAATCCTGGAGACTCTGTCGACTTCCTAACCCCTCAGGCGGTTGCTCCCGCCTCCACCGGCTACGCCTTCCAGTCTCTGCAAGACTACATGGGACTTCGCCCGGGCGTGCCCGGTTACTCTCACAACAACATGCCTCTACGGGCTTATAACCTTATTTGGAATGAGTGGTTTCGCGATGAGAACCTTCAAAACTCGGTTACTGTGGATGTCGGAAATGGTCCTGATACAGTTACTAATTATGTTCTTCGTCGCCGCGGAAAGCGCCATGACTATTTTACTTCTGCCCTTCCGAATCCTCAAAAGGGCCCGGCTGTTACTGTCCCGCTTGGCGACGAAGCTCCCGTAATCGGTATCGGTAAATTCAATGCTACTTTCCCTTTCTCGAACGTTACCGCTCGAGAAGCTACCGGCGCGACACGTGTCTATGCTTCTGCATCTTCTATCGACACCAGCTCCGACAATTACAACTTCTACGTGGAAGAGCTTACCGGCGGTTACCCTAACATTAGGGTTGACCTTGCCGAGTCCACCGCTATCACCATCAATGCTCTTCGTCAGGCTGCTGCTGTTCAGCAGATCTATGAGACTGATGCTCGCGGTGGTACCCGTTACATCGAACTCATTAAGGCTCACTTCGGCGTTACTTCGCCCGACGCCCGTCTTCAGCGTCCTGAGTACCTTGGCGGCGGCTCTGCCCGTGTTAACATTAATCCTGTTACTCAGACGGCTCCTACCGATGCCACTACTCCTCAAGGTAACCTTGCAGGTTACGGTATGGTTACCGCTACCGGCCGCGTCGTTAAGTCCTTCGTGGAGCATGGCTTTCTCATTGGCCTTTGCTCCGTACGCGCGGATCTAAACTATCAGCAGGGCCTTCACCGAATGTGGTCCCGTGAAACTAAGCTTGATTACTTCTGGCCTACGCTTCAAAACATCGGCGAGCAATCCGTATTGAACAAAGAAATCTTTGTTCAAGGTACTTCTGCCGATGAAAATGTATTCGGTTACCAAGAGCGCTACGCCGAGTACCGATACTCTCCTAATCTCGTGACCGGGAAATTTAGGTCCGATGATCCCCAGTCTCTAGATATCTGGCATCTTGCCCAGGACTTCTCTTCTGTTCCCGCCCTCAATTCGACTTTCATCGAGGAGAACCCCCCGGTAGAGCGCATCGTCGCGGTTACTGATGAGCCGCAATTCCTCATGGACGTTTGGACCCAAGTTAATTCCGTCCGTCCGATGCCGATGTACTCTGTACCTGGCCTGACGAGGTTCTAATGTGGGGCGAACTTATAGGCGGAGCTCTCGGTCTCGGGGGCTCCCTTCTTACCAATGCCTCTAACGCCAAAGCCGTTCGCGAAGCGAACGAGGCTCAAATGGCGTTTCAGGAAAGGATGAGCTCAACCGCTCATCAGCGCGAGGTTACAGACCTTCGCGCCGCCGGGCTTAATCCCATGCTTTCAGGCATGGGCGGCTCCGGCGCCTCTTCCCCTACTGGATCTGCTAATGCCCCGGTTCTCGAGAATGCTCTCGGCCGCGGCGTCTCTTCTGCTCTCGAGAGCTCTCGCCTCAAAAAAGATATTGAGGCGGTTGACTCCCAGGTAGCTCTAAACAAGGCCCAGGAAAAAACTCAAGAGATGAACCAGCGCGTGGCTCAACAAACCGCGCTTGGTATTTCTCAAGACAACGTTAGAAAGTCCTACGAGCTACCGGCTGTCCGTGAGGAATCCGCCGTCCGCACCAAGCAGGCTGAATTCGACCGGAAGGCCGTCCAATACGACAATATTATGAAGCGTGTTGATCAAGCCGTTGGTACCGCTTCATCTGCTGTGGGCTCAATTATGCCCAAGATCCGTATTGGCGGTTCTGGCGAAATGCAGCCCGCTTATGACCGCTATGATCCTAAAACCTGGCGCTATAAAGATCGATCTAAATAAGGAGTATTTATGTCCGGTAAAAACCAAAAAAAATTCGACGTGCCTTACGGCACGTTAATACAACCCATGCCTAACAAACTCGCTCCTCAGCGGCGCCGGGTGTCTTTGGACACCGGCCCCGAATCTCTTACGGAGCAATCCCATAAAGACGATTGCGACATTAACAACATCGTGAAAAAGGTGATGAAGAATGGGGTGATCCCCCAGGTGGCCGGGGCGGCCTACGGAGACTTCAGCACAGAAATAGATTTCCAAACCGCGATGAACATCATCGCGAAAGGAAACGAACAGTTCAGTGCGCTTGACGCACGGACCCGGGAACGGTTCGGGAACAGCCCAGCGGCGTTCCTAGAATTCGCCACAGATGGCTCAAATGCGGAAGAAATGGTCCGCATGGGGCTTATGGACCCCAAAGCCGTGGAAAGAGTCAGGGAGGCCCGTAAAACGCAAAATACAGGCTCTCCGACTTCCGACCCGGATGGGAAATCCGGTTCGGCCACTGGAAAAGGGAAAAAAGAGGACTGACGAGACCGCTATGACGCGGTGCGGGGTGTCAGTCCGACCAGTTAATATCAAGTGACTAACTGGTCGGGCTGCCGCCTTCGCTTCGCTCAGTTGCCGAACCGCCGCCTACGGCGGCGGTTTCTGTTTTGGCTTTCGCCTTCTTCGAAGTGCGTGCCTGATTGGCTTCCTTTTGCGTTTTAACGCGTTCTACGGCCTCCGGAGAGAAGAGGCCTAGCTTCTCCATCTCCTCGGCGTTCGAACCGTCATTAACGAATTCTAGGAAGCGCGCAGGGTCATTAGCGAACCGCTCTCTAACGTTTGATGGTAATGCCGCGAATTGCTCTTGTGCCGCGATAACGAGGTTGCAAGCCTCTTGGTAAGTAGGGACGTCCGAGACGTCCGCATACATGCCTTGCTTGATGTTTTGAGGCAGGATGCCCTGCCTCTCATACTTTTTCATGATGTGATTGATATCGCACTCTTGTTTGAAGCTTTGTTTAGTGCGTGATTTCTTGCCGGTGAAGTCTACACCGTCTGTTCTTTCGAAGGGCTCGTAAGCTGTTCTGAATTTCATTTTATCTCCTGTGTGGTCCATTTTTAGTGTTTTGTTCGAAGCGTTTCGCTTCGTGCTTCACGATTTTGTCGCGTTGCTTTTGGGTTAAGGTTTCTGGTTTTGAAGGATTGGGACGTTGGGGGCCTCCGAAGGGATTCCACCGATTTTTGAACGTGTCCAATGCCGAATTGAGGGCTGCGCCCCCTGAGTGAACTCTTTGAATAACCGCATCGACCCAAGCCATTTGCTTGTCGATCTCTGCTCTTTTCTTGCGAAGGTTTGCTTCCGCTGCGACTGCCGGTAGCGATACTTCATCTGCTGCTGCCCGTATGTTGCTAGCGCGGGCTGAGCCTTTAGCTGATGACGCTTGGGCTTCGCCGAGTTTGGTGTCCGTTGTGGCTAGCTTACCGGCCGCAATAGCTTTGTAGGCCGTGTCCGTGTCCACTGACCGTATTTCTGCCTGAGTTTTCTCGATGTCTGTAGCCTGTTGAACGGCTGCCAGTGCCGAGTTGACTCCGGTTTTAACGCCTTCGCCAAGATGAGCGAGAGAATTTGAGACAGTAGCGGTAGGCCGCGAAGCGGGAGTCATAGAAGCGGAAGAACCCCCAGGGGAGTCTGCTCCGCCTTTCATGAAGGCCAACATCGGGTTTAACCCTGCTGCCTTCATATCCGCCATCGCTCGCTGATACGCGCTGTTAGACATCCGCTCTTGAAATGCCATCTGTTTATCAGCGCTCGCTTGATTGAAGCCCGCGGCTTCTCGAACCGCTTTTAGATTCCACTCGCCTGTTCTGTCGGCGAGTTCGATGTTAGTGGCGTTGGTTTCTCGATTCCCGAGAAAGCCGATGACGGAACCTGCGACGTTTCCAATGGTTCCGCCGACGCCTGCTGAAACTGGGTCCATGTGAGTCTCCTAAGCGCGGCCGAGCTCCCGAGGGAGCTCGGCCTCCGTGGTTCTAGAAATGGTCAATCATGCCGGGGACTCCGTAGAGTGGCATGGGACGAACGCATTTCATGTGAAAATACGAGTCAAATAGGAAATGAGGCTCCGTGGGAACCGCAATAACCCGGGCAATAGGCGGATTGTCGTTGATAAACGCTCCGTCCAGAACCGGAAGACTCGTGAACTTTTGCGATAGGTGCCAAATATCAAGAGTGCCTGTCGCAGTAGACCGAAACTTGCCCGTAATTTGAGAAGGCTTGTAACGATATTCCGCATAGCGCTCCTGATAACCGAACACTTCTTCATCCGCCGTGGGGTTTCCAGACCCTTGGCAGTAGATTTCTTTGTTGAGGACCGCTTGCTCTCCGATGTTGGAAAGCGCCGGCCAGTAGAAGTCGAACCGCGTCCGACGTGAAAACATGCGATTGAGACCTTGCTGATAAGTCAAGTCCGCTCGCACATTGACAAGTCCTAGAATGACGCAGTGCTCGGTAAACGATTTGGTGAATCCGTGTCCTTTTGCGGCGACTGTTCCCATTGCTGCAAGATTGCCTTGAGGGCTCGTAGCATCGGTGCTGGAGGTTTGGGCAATAGGATGAATGTTAACCGGCGTACTTCCTCCGCCGAGATATTCCGGTCTTTGTAGTCGCGCATCCGGCGATACGACGCCGAAATGAGATCGAACAATTTCAGTGTAGCGAGTTCCGCCGCGCGCATCTCTTTCATAGAGTCTTTGTAGCTGGAAGGCTTGTCTGAGTGCATTGATGGTTGCTCCTGTTACTTGGCTGGGATCAGCGTAGTTGTAGCCGTAAGCGTCTGACCCTGTTCCTCCTCCAGGTTTTTGTTGCCAGTGAATGGGCCCGCCGCCTTGAGAGGCGTTGTAGTCCACCCGAGCGGTAACACCGAGAGGTCCACCGGAGTCTGAGCGCATGTATCCGTAGTGAGTCGCATCGTCCGAGACGACGTAGATTTTATCGTCGGCAGTCCCGTCCCAACGCTTCGATACGATTGGAGCCTCGCTGCCCAGTGGTAGAGAGACTGCATCGCCTTTTTGAGGCCATGGTAAACACGACGTGAAATAGTCATGGCGTTTTCCTCGACGGAGAAGGTCGTTGTA